TAGTAGCCACACCGCTCGCAGTAGCAGGAGAAGTTCCAACAGTAGAGAAATTAGATAACGTAAGCCTACCAGTTACATTCGGAGTAATCGAAGCAACAGAAGATGCTCCATATTGTTGATGCGGAAGAACACCATGAAACAAATCTTTCTGCCAATTACAATAACGAAGATCAAACATATTATAATTCTTAACAAAAGGATCAGAATTATAATAATTAGTAACAAACATATTAGAACCGTCCAAATAATCAACATTAAAAGTAGAAGGTGAAACTCTTTCCCATTGACTATCACGATAAAAATCTGAATATATTTTTTGATAAGCAAGCAAACCAAAAAGATTTTGATTTAAATCAGACATTAAAGGAGAATTAGGCCAACCAGACGTAAGAAACGACTCATAATTACCATAGCCTAAATATTCTAACAATTTAACAGAACAAAGAGCGCGGTCATAACCCAAATAATTAGATCTAAAAGCCGAATATTGCGAAGCATTATGAACAAAATTAAGATAATTAGCAATAGACTGAGATGTAGTATATGGCATCTCACCATTCAGAACAAAATTCGATGTAGGGTCCAGAGAAACAGCATGTTGCGGATTGTCCAGCATCTGTGTCAACACTGTATTCGACTTGTTCCACAACAAATCATAAGGGACAAAGAAAAAATCATAATACTCTCTAATACGCGCAAATGCAGCAGTATTAACAGGTTGAGTACGCGTAAAAGCCTTAAGATTAATCTTAAACGTATCACCAGGCAAGACTTCCTTAACCATAACCGGCAATAACTCACCAGCTTTAGCAGTGAAATTTTTCTTAAAGGACAAATCAAATCCATTACGCGAGGGTTTATTACGTATGGACTTTAAAGACATAATATTTGCCATAACATTAAAAAAATTAAATTAAACATTATTCGTCGACGAAAATTTTATTCAAATCATTAAGTTTCTTATGTTTGATACGGTCAGAAAACAACTTATTTATCTGCATATCATACAACCTATACACAGGAGATTTCTTATAAACCGAAGAGCTAAAATAAACATTATCGTAAAAAAATGGATAATAACTATTCTCCCAAGAATCAGACATCAAATCAAGGTCACCAACTAAATCACTTTCATAGAATAATTGCTGATTTTCAAAAAATGTTTTCAAATGCATATAATCCAAACGAGAATAGAATTCCTCAATAAGCTTCAACTTACGTTTACGCTCCGACAAGGTAGGCCTATCGCAAACAAAATACAAGAAATGTTTCGAAAGAAGAAGTTCCGTATAAACACGATGAACATAACGACACATCTCAATACTATCAAGAGAATAGTTAACTATCTCGGGTTCAAAAAAATATTGGGCAAGCTGATATAAATTCGATTGACCGGAAACCTGCCCGAATATATCCAAGCAGTAAGTATCTCTCTTATTATGGAAATAATAAATATAACCAACTATTTCTTTCGCGAGCGCGAACGTCGTTTCGGCGGACGGGAATAGACGCCTTGCTGTATCATATATTCCATAAGAGTAAGCACGTTCACATGAAGATTTATCAGCAAATCCTTTACATTTGGGGAAGAAGTAAGCGTAAGCCGACCGCCATACATCAAACTCTTTATATTTTCCATTGATAACGATGCTTCGCTTAACAAACTGCTCAGGGGTAAGTGAGTATACTTTCGTTCGTTCACTTTGCAAAAAGCCTTGACCCAGTTTGTGAGAATGAACGCAGAATGGACAGAGGGTAGGTAATGTAAGAACTTCGGGTACAGACACACTGCTATTAACATAACCCGCAACGTATGATGAACACTTACCTTGGGATATTTGACAGTCGACACGACCATAGGGCCAAGCCTCAGATACAGACGCTGAACATACCTGTAAGATTTCATCTGATTGGAGGAATAATAAGATATGATAATGCGGGCGGAAGTGTACAGGTCCGTATTCGCCAATCGCAAAATAACGCACTTTTTCTTTGGGGAATCTTTTTGTAACATAATAACGAAATCTTTTAAAAAACAACTGTAAATCAAATTTCCTCAAATAAGGAAGATAACCAAATAAGTGAAATTTGTCCTGTAAACGTTCAATCTCCTTTATTGGCAAATCAGCAGCACCAAGATATTCACCAGTTTCAACATCTACGAGGTCATGCCCATAAGGCCTTTCCACAGAATCGACAAACTGTGCACGAGGTATAAAACGATTCGCATAAGTAAGCGTAATAAACAACGTATGTTTAGAAGAATAACTTTCCAAATCACACTGAAATGCATATCGGGAGTTCTTAGCCAAAATACAAGCTTTACAATGTCCACAAGGAACAGTAATAGCTTCATTTGTATAAGGGTTAACAATCCGTTGAGGATTCAGACACTTGCAAAAGGGGTTGAACAGCGACATAATCACTTATAATTTAAATCAACAGTAGTAGAATCAACAGAAGTAGCTTGTGATTGCTCAGTAGACTGATTACTATTAGTATTATTCTTACTAATGCTCATACTCATAGTGCATGATACACATAGCCAAACGGCTGCAATAGCTACAACCGCTTTGACTACAATCTCGATTGTCTTGTAAATTTTTTCTTTATCCATAGCAATAAAATTAAAAGTTAATACTTAATACAATAATAATCTACACAAGTCCAACAACGAAGCTCAGACATAGCATAAAAAACAGTCAATGCCTCAAACAGAGTACAATCCTTAAATATCTTACGATGAACACGACCGTCATAGAGAGAAAAAAAATGAATAATCACTCTACGATACTTAAGTGCAACACGCTTTGAAGAAGATTTTCTCATAACTATAATAATTGACTACGACACAAATATAAAAATCATTTTTGTAAATTCTATAATATCATGAAATGTTTAATATAAAATAACACTTTACACTTATAACTAACATTTAGAAACATACAGAACGATAAGTTATATGATATAAACCATTAACATAAGCAATAATAAGCTGCATAATAGGAAAACCATTCAATAATATGTACAATCCGTCAAACTGATATAACCGCACAACAGATAGAGAGGACAGGAAATCAAATATTTCCATTAAATCATGAAAGGGTACAGGACACCATTGTATAGAGTAATTCATATGTAAAGATTTTTATCCTGTCATTTTTCGTATAATAGGACAAGAAAAGAAGACAGCCGAAATATTCATTAATCGGCTGCCCTTCGGGAAAATGACTTAGGTTTCACTTAAATAAATTACGAATAGCTTTATAAATTACAAAGTAAATTATAAACAAAAGAAGAGTAATAATAATCCATTCAGTGCCAACAGGAAGAAATCCTAATAAAAACAAACATTTCATAACTAAATATATTTGGTTACACAAATATATAAAATTATTCATAAGCGGGACGAATAACACGACCAATAATATTAGTCAGACCAGTAAGATGTCCAGCCTCATGCATAATATTCCATAAAGTTTCTTCGACAGTCTTCACACGATTACGATAAGTCTCTGCATCAAATTGATTTTGCATGGCCTGTCCATTAGCACGAACAACAGTTTCAGCAAGCTTTTCAACTTCATGTCGAGCTTGTTTCTCAGTAAGATTCTTTTGTGCATACTTCAATGCAATATCGGCAGCACCTTGTGCTAACTGTAACTTTTGCGACTGAGGCAAGAACTTAAGTTCCTGTTCACGTATCAAATTTTCAGTAACAGCAATTCTCGTTTGTGCCTGTATTTGACGAACATTCTCATTATTAACAGCAACCTGCGATGCAGAGAGGTCTTTCTGAATAGAAGAGAGAACACGCTGGATAGCAACACGTTCATCATCATTCTTAGCTTCATTATAAGTCTTATACAATTCCGCAATTGCCTTACTTGCAATATACTTACCTTCAATACGAAGATTATCGGCTTGAGCGTTCTGAATATTACGCTGTGAACCTGTCATAATCGTATCAATTGCATGTCCAAGACCTTGCATAACACCTGAATAATCAGCAGAATAAGGAGTAGCGGTAGGCGGTTGAACACCTTGTGCACTGGGAGAACCAGCAGACGGGGCAGAACCTTGTGTTCCTGATACAGAACCAGCAACACCAGCAGAACCGCCGTTCATCATCATATAAGGATTCAAGCCAGCAGCTTCCAAACGTTCACGCTGGGCAGACGGGTCATTATACTCGTTCGTCTTATTCCACATTTCAGTCTGATAAGCCTTATTATCCTCATACAATTTCCATGCATTCGCTTTTTGGTCATCATAGAATTTCCACTGGTCACCTAACTGTGTCTGATACATTTCCTTATTATAAGCAATCTGTTTATCAAACATTTTCTCATTAAAAGCATTGTTCATCTGAGCAATTTCCTTATTAGCTTTATTCTGCATAGCAGTAGTAGAAGCACCACCAATAAGGGAAGAACCTGCACCAATAGCAGAACCGACTATGCCAGTCATAGCAGCAGCACCCATAATTCAATATTTTTATAATTACACATAACTTTATATTTCAAAGGTATTATTTCATAGGGCATAGCCCTGGAGCCCCCCCTTAAAAGGGGACCCCCCAGTTAAGGTTTAGGTTAAAAAATAAAAGGGGAGACTGCTCGCAGGCTCTTTTTTATTTTAAAACTGAAGACCATAACCGAGGGGAAATAATTACTCAGCAACAGTAGTAGCAGAGTTATCAGTAGCAACATTAGCCGCAGAATTATCAGCAACAACAGCATCAGCAGCAGCGGCAGCAATCATTGCATCCTGAGAGCTCATAAGATACTGAGACCAAGCCATTAACTCACTCGGCGTCTGAATAAACCTTGATTTAACGAATGAACATAACTGATCATCAGTCATCTTTTTCCGCAAATCTGACATTTTAGGCTCGGAAACAGACAAACTGTCAAAATATTCAACAAGTTGTGCGCGTGTAAGCTTGTCTAAACGTTGCTGGTTAAATAGCATATAAATATCAGAAGTAACACGAATAGACTTTTTACCGTCACACTCTATTTCCTGAAACATGAAATTATGAAGAGGAGAAGGCTCTACAAATTCACTGCCTGACAATACGGCAGAATTAACATTATTAGGTTGAGAACTATCTACATAAGGCTCAACACGTCGTTTCGTACACCACATAATAAATAAATTTTAAGTTAATAAGGTAAACCATCAGTATCAAGATTACGGACAGCTTTAACATCAAAAAATGAACTACACAAAAACTGGTCTGTGTTCATATAACTATCAACTTCAACCGCAAAAATAGGGTTAAGGCAATTAGGGTTAACTTTAAAAAATGTAAAGTTCATAGGAGCAACAGAAGGAACAGGCTCAGACGGCTCAACAGGTGGAGCATCATCAGGAAGTGTAACTTGATTCACAACAGATTGATTACTATAAGATATAACCCAAGAATTTAAAGTACGCTTAAAACCGCCAACAGACTGGTCTACTGATGTTTTATAATCAATATAACGAGGAACATAACCAAGAACCAAACTTGAAGCATTTGCAACCGATTGTAACGGATTCATGAGTTGTACCAAAGGCATAGGCTGCATGCCAACACGATCAAACTCGGGAATAGCATAATCAGTAGCATTAACTTTAAGCAGAGCGGGGTCAATCATATCAGTCGTATAATCCAACAACGGCAAACAATGGTAAATACACATAATCAAACCATAACGGCCGTTACTATTAAAATTAATCTCACCATTTGCAACACCAACACCTTTACCAGCAATATCAGCAGCAGCACTTCCAGTAATATTAGTATTAACAACCTCATTAATATCAATAGAAGAAGAAACACCACCAAGATAGGTACATAATTCAGAAAAACCATCACCAACGGAAACACCCCAGTGTTTCTCTAACTGATCTCTATAGTCCTTATTACCTGATTGAGTAATTTCTTTCCATTTTTGTAAGAATTCAGCTTGACGAAGAACCAAAACAGAGAGGTCGCCAACAGTATCAAACGAAGGCAAATTTTTAGTAGCCACACCGCTCGCAGTAGCAGGAGAAGTTCCAACAGTAGAGAAATTAGATAACGTAAGCCTACCAGTTACATTCGGAGTAATCGAAGCAACAGAAGATGCTCCATATTGTTGATG